CATCGTGGTGGGGCGAGTATAGTATGTTCCTGATTTTCCAAAAGTTCCTGACTGTAAAACATCAATGTCTTCTTCAGTCATCCAAGGATTACCAGTAGCCTCTCCACTAGTAGTTACCTCTCCGTCACCTGTAGTTACTACAACACCATCTCCAACATCATCTCCGATTTCACCAGTGTCGTCACCAGTGTCGTCACCACCCCCAGTATCAGTATCATCACCGCCACCAGTGAAATCACCGAGACTTCCAGCTCCACCAGGGCGAGGACGACCAGCTCCACCAGGGCGAGGACGACCAGCGATACTCCCACTACCACGTAAACGACCAAAGGCAAGACCAGTCCAGCTCCAAATACCACGGATACCAGCAGTAAGCTTTCCTACCGCACTTCTAACGGCAGAGCCTATGGCATTTAAGGCACCTTTGATACTGTCCCCAAGACCACCCAAACTGGGCGCCCAACCTGTTATCGTATCATAAGCATCAAATATCTTCCCAGGAATAGTAGTGGTAAAGAACCCTTTAACCGCAGAACCTACATAGCCCAAATAAGAAATAACTGTCCCGCCTAAATTCCAAAGGAAACGACCAGCAGAGGCAACGCCCCCTATTACTCCATTGTAAGCACTCACTAAAGCATTCGGAATAGTACGAGTGAAGAACCCACCAATCGCACTGCCAACAGATTTTAGACAATCCCAAATAGCTCCCCAGCTAAAATAAGGTCTTGGGAAATCTGGGATAACAAAATCAACAACATCAGCCATCCAACTGAAAATAGCCGAACTGACATTCCCCAATTTAGCCACTAACGCACCAAAGTCAATCTTAGGAGCTATAAAATCAGGAACAACGAAATCAATGATTTTTGCGCCCCACGCTGCTAATTTATCTCCAACAGCCCCTAACTTGGCTGCTAATCCTCCCCAATCAATTTTAGGTACACTTGGTAAGTTTATGCTAAAAGTAAAGAAGTCAATAATATTATCTTTAACAAGATTAAAACAGTCTTTTATAAGTTTCCAACCATCACCGATGTATTCCCAAAATTTTAATTTAGACCAAAAACTTTCTTGATCACTCTCAATATCCCCCGTTGTAGCTGCAACACTACGACCAACTACTTCAGTTTCACCTTGAATACCTTGAAATAATCCCCGTATATCTCCCCACATCTTTGGTATGATGCTATTACCAAACATTTCGTCATACCATTTATTAATAACACCACCAGGTCCCATCTCTTTTTGCTGGAACCGTTCAATCCATGAAGCTACTCGTCCTCCCATGCCTTTTGCGCCAGCGGCTATATCCTGAGGAATGACCATTTCCCCACCATGAAGCATGGCTGGAACGCCTTGGCCTGGAGATCCAGGTACTCTCCCACCCATCTGAAATGAATCTTTTACACCACTTGCCACCATGGTCCCACCCAACATTATGCCCCCTGCCGTGACAGGAGTTAAAAGTCCACCGCTGGCAACAGTTGCAGCAACGCTTGCTCCTACTAGTCCCGCACCCGCTAGAGTTTTCACATTAGTGGCGGCACCAAGAGCCCTCTGTCCGAACCCAGTAAGGCCACCCCTCTCTTTACCCGCCTCCTGTTGACGAGCACCCCACCCCAAAACACTAGCAATTCCTTCTAAAATAGCAACCGTTTTCTCCCCTGCTGATTGTATTGCAGGCATATGCTGAAGCATCCAGTTGACGAACTTCATCATCATTGGGACAAATGGCATCAAGAACATATCAGCCATAAAGCCTAATACTTTGAAAACAGTACCTGAGAGCGTTTGAAACACCTGACTACTTTTCATGATGCTGGTTAAAATACCAACAGCTGCACCGATACCTGTAGCCATCCCTGCTATTGCGCCACCACCTTTATAGGCAGAGGCCATAGAAGTCATCAACCCGCCACCAGGCATTTGCTGAGCTAAGTGTTTAAGAGCATTAGTACGAACTTTAGATCGTTCATCTTGTTCCTTACTTGGTGCATTAACTTGCCCACTTTCATTAACGTTACCACCCCCACCAATATTACCCGTCACCTGCCCCATCATATTTGGAATATTTCCAAATACTTGTTTTAATTGGGCTTGAAGTGCTGCCACGTCAATATTAAATTTGGCACGAAATTCAATTTCTTGCTCTCCGCCACCTGACGTTACCATAGTAGTCTACTCACTTAATCAACGGTAGGAAATCCATATGTTTGATTGAATTGATCTTCTTGACGTTGGGATTCACGTTGTTGGACCTCAGGACTGAAGGGATCTTCGCCATATCTGACAGCAGCGGGTGGCTCAAGATCATCAGAGGAAGTTCCCATTCCCCCTCCAGCCAAACCTTGAATCATCTCAGCCACCAAGTTTGACATTACAAAGAAACGCCGAAATACAGAGATGTCATCCATATTCGAGACTTCATCATCTTTGTACCCGGCGAAGTGTAAGAGGATCTCGGCTTTATAACGCAACGCAAGCGGATCCTCTCCGCTGTCAATTACCCTTTTAAATCAGGTATTACCTGTTCCACAGGTTGAGGTACAATTGCCACTAATTGCTCACCAATACGACGGTCAAGACGGTTTAGTGTAGTCTCTGTGATTGGACGAATCGGGGTGTGGGTTAACATGCGAGTTAATGCGGCTGCATAATATTTAGAAATTGAGAAACTAAACCCACCATTTGCATCCCAAGTCTGTGAATCATCGATGCAAATATTCTTTTCACCCCATGTAAGTTCTTTATATTTAAAAACCCATTTTTTTCCAGCATGGACGATTTCCAGAGCTTTTTCTTCAACAGAAGTAAAAAGTACTGATGGATCATCACCTAGCGGAATTTCTTCCACTTCAGGAATTTCTTCACCTTGTGGTTGTTCTTCTTGTTCTTCTTCCATATTAACAATCTCTACCTTCTTTTTCCTTGCCTTCTGTTTTGTTGCCATACCCCTTCACCTTTCCTTATTAGACTATTCCGATTCCTCATCAAAAACATTTGCACGGTGTAGTATAGGCATGAAAACCCCCACTAAACTAGCTGCAGTTACAAGATTTGGAGCCACAACCTTAAATGGACCGACTGTCAATCCATCTTTTTCACCGCTAAAATTATAAACCATAAGACCTATAGGAGCCAAAAGTGCCTCTTCCGACTTCCAAACTGCATCATATTCACTTGTTGAAGGAGTAGACCTAGACCGTGAAGGAGTTGAAACAACCTCTTCAACAATCTCTTCTACTACGTCTTCCGTGACTACATCATCTGGGGTAACCATTGTAACCCTCCAAAGCTATTAAGCGATAGTCCAAGCTTGATCCGCATCAGCAACGTTATCCATAAATTCCATATGCATGGATGCGGCAAACCCATCTATATCAACAGGTATATGAATATTTGGGGGAGCAGGAACATTGTGAGTAGCAGATCTCAATACCAAACCAACTTCATCTACGCTACCAAGAGTCGAAGTTGCGGCCGAAGATGGAAGATAGATAAACCACTTGTCATGTGGGTAGGACGACCCAGCCCCACCGATACCACCCTCACCAGACATCCGACGTACTTCAATACGGATTCCAATACCTTTTAAATTATCCATATCACGAACATCAGTGCTAGTCATCATCTGATTCAGTAGATAACGAAGGAACAGAGCATCAGTGGGAGAACCATTGGTTACAGGAAAATCATCAGAACCAGAATTATCCATATCTAGAGAACCACTGAAGCTGATATTACGCCTACCCTCTAATATTTCATGGAGAATCTGGCGATCATCAGAAGGAGTCGTTTCAGAGTTCTGTGTAAGGTAGTATCTCGGATCCAACTGATTATCAACGGTTATTGAGAAACGTCGGAACCGTGCAATAGGCGTACCCTGGAAAGTTAATTCCACCCGACTGAAGAAATGAGGTTGTTCAGTAACCCGTATATTCTTCATATAGTTAGGTGGAACAACCACGGGTAAGCCACTTTCAAAATCTGCTCCCGCCGTGGCCTGAAGAGCGGCATATTTCAAGGTTTCAGTATTAGAACCTGTACCATCATCCTGTCCAATGTTATGACGCATATCTCTAGCGATGAAATCTACACCATAGTTTATTGGATTACCCTCTTCAAAGTTCCAAACTGTTCTAGCAACCTTACAACCCTTATAGTTGACTATAAAGTTACTACCATCATCAGCACGGAACCGTGCAGCAAGCATAAAGGATGGTTGAGTAAGAGTAGGACGGACTATCACAGCATTCTTTTCAGCATAGTCAGCGGTTACACCAATTTTTTGCTGAGTACTGTCGAAGTTTTCCCTAGTAATTGAATGAACGCTGAACTTTCCTGCGGTCGATCCACCAGCCCATGCCGGACGAATTCCATTCCAGCCTGGTAATGTCAGCCCCCTATCTTGGAAAACTTTCAACTGGGTGGCTGTACCACCATCATGGTCCCCAATAAACGCCCAAGTGTCTCTAACACGGTCAACATTTGAAGCAGCCTTATCTGCAACAATAAGAATTGCTACAGGTGGTTCACCAGCATTAGCGGGTTTAACATCTACATTGTTCCATGCAGCACTACCAAGTGAAAACGTATCAAAGGTGGCAGTAGGTGATGCAGACGATTGAGTATAAGTTAGATTGTCCACATCAGTTACAACAACTGATAAACCATTGGGATGCAATATATTATGTCCATTGAAAATCAAGCCTAAAGATTGTTCCATAAACAATCGACTTGCATCATGGCACATAAGAACACCACCAACACGACCTTCCAACCTCTCACGACCTTGAACAGGAAACATCATGTTGCGGTCAAGAACACCAAGACCGAAAAATGGAGTCCATTCATAACTTGGATTTGGCAGATCAACACCACCTGTAACCAACCCAAATTGACCCCATAATTCATTAGCAGTTGATGTCTGACCACTCCTGAAATTATGGGCAGTGATTTCGGAAGAAACCGCAATAGGATTAATGCCGTATTTATCTTCTACGGCCCATGCGACATCAATTAAATCTGCTCGAAAACGATTTGGCATTACAGTCTCCTACTTAATAACCTAAGTTACCTAAAGTTCCCCACCCTTCGTGTATGGCAACAGCGGCAGGAATATGATTTACAGTTTCCCAATGTCCATCGGGGAATTCCCAAGGACGAGTATCTTCATAGGATCGTGAATGATCACCCACCTTAGAACTACCCGTAATATTAGCTGTATATGAACCAGATATCGGACCTAAAACAACCTCAATAATAATTTCAGAGTCCCGATCAGTGATTTCATATCTAGAAGAAACTTGATTATCTACGGATTGACCCTCAATAGACACCAATTCATCTAATGTAGTGCTAACAGCATCTTTAGCTTGTTCTGCAAGCTTAGGCAAAGCTGCTTGAAGCAACCCTTTTCTCATACTCTGAACCATATCTTCAATTGCCCTTGGTGCTAAAGAAAACATTTATGACAGCTCCGATACTGCTTCGCCATGTGCTCGTAATTTAGCTCTTAGTTCAGCCGCCCAATACTGAAAGGTATTAGTCCTCTCTTTAAACCCTGTATATTCAACAAACTGAAATTCAGACGTTGATAAATCAATATGATCGAAATCAAACGTTTTTCCCGATTGCAAAGAAGTGAACGCTATCTCATCAATTAACGTTGGATCCCATGTTCCAGCAGATGCATCAGCCGTAGTAGTAAGATTAATAATCCTCTCTTCGAATGAAGCGGTATTATCTATCGTCGCATTCCATGTACGATAAAGTCCAGATCTATTAGACGCATCTCTGAGTGTTACACCTATAACATCTGAACCACTATTAATCTTAGCAAAAAACTTAACCTGTTGTAAACGTCTTGGATAAGGTTTTAATGTAAATGTTGTAGGAAACCCACGATAAACCTCTCCCACACCACCACTTACGGCAACACTCATCGAATTAGTCCCGTATTTTCGAGCAGAAGTTGATAGAGTCAACGTCGAGTTAGTTGTAGTATCTCCCCAAATAGCCCGTAAGGCCGTATTATCAGCATATCCTTCAAATCCATCTAAAAGATAGTCTGTAGGATCAAATCTTTTTGCTAAAAGGATACGTCTAACCTCATCAATATGGTCATACATCATCTGTCTAGAAGTGAAAGTATTAAATTCAACTAACATTCCCGCTTCAACTGTTAAATGCTGAAATCCCAATGTTATAAAACTCTCAGTTACACCCTCAAGACTAACAAGTACATGATTACCCGTATTACGAAGATCTAAACGTTGAGTTTGTTCATATGGCTTTTCAATAATAGTAGGCTTAGTGACTGTACCGCCTTTCGTATCCCAATATGAGTCAACCAAATTTGCAATTAACTCTGAGGACCTAAACCTGGGTGAATAAGTGATTGTAGTCATTATGGCACCCAGAGACGGACACTGCGTAGTTCCTCAAGTCGCTCATCAGCCGTTTCTCTCCACCCTGCAACCTTTTGGTCTAAGGAGAAACGATCTGTACCCTGTGGAACCATCGTAGTGTAGTCATAATTAGAAATTAGATCAGATGAAACTAATTTAGTGGTTATATCTTCAACCATGCCAGAGGCGATATCCTCATCAAAGTCCCTTCCCCACACATAATTCATTCGAACTGCTCGTTTAAACTCCCCAAAGCCCCAAGTATAGATGGCAGAACGAGTATAAGTAAAAGGAATACTCAATAATCGAGTAAGAGGGACAATTCCTGTCTTTTCATCAACAAAATAGTCTTGAGCTCGCCCTTCAAGCATGACATTAAAAGAAGCACCATCCCAAATAGCGAACTCAATCAAACTAATGACAGGGGCACGTTTCAAAACTATCGCATATCGGCTGAATTCATACAATTCATCTTGACGAAAATTGGGTTTCCACGAATTGGTCGAATATCGATCGATCCTACTCTCAATCCTTTCTATAATACGCTCAACTTCAGCCTTACTGGGAGAAGTAGTCGTGTCAAAATCCTGCCGTAACTGTAAAAATTCAGCAATCCGAGATGGCGTAGTGTAACCATACATGGGAAATGGAAAGGATCGCTTCATAATCGCAACCGTAGTAATGGTTGAAGCAGCCACACGGACCCAATATTTAGCCGTGCCAGCAGAAGTATCCTCTGTTTTGAGTCCTGTATTAGCGGATTCTTTACCCGTTAAGGTCGTACTCGTCCAATCATTAGGAACTCGATATTGAAGCACACCTGAAACAGCATTGAGGACATAATTACGGGAGATAGATAGGTTCGTCCATGCCGAACCATTCCAATATTCCCAATCTAATAAAGTTCCATAATCCCCAGCAGTCTCTAATTCAAAAAATATTGCATAAAACTTACGATCTAGACCCATATAAATCTTATCAGTCGTCTGACCCATAAGATTAACAGCCGCACCTGGAATATCAGATGCAGCAAACTCTAAATCAGTAAAAGTGGTCCCACTATTATCCCAGAGGTAAAATGAGTCCCAAACGATCATTTAATCATCCTGTATTGGTTCTACTTCGATCGTACCAATATCGGGAATAGCAGAATTATCACCATCTGCATTTTGTTTCCCTCGTAGATACATAGCAATCCCATTTAAATTATGGATCTGCTGTGTAAGTTGGTCACGTTGAGTATTTACAGCGTTCAATTGACCTACTAAAGTCTCCAATTGCTTATTGACCTGTTCCAAATCTGAATCCACGTTGATATCAGCCATCCTTTACCTTCCCTCGCCTAGAATTAATATATTATACCATAAATAACTTTATTTTAGCTTCTTATTAAAAGGTCTAGAATTTCATCACGGTCTTCTTCAGACCAAGATGCTTTACCTTTTTCTTTTAATTCTGCTAACCGTACTTTAGATGCGACTTCGGGAAGAAGTTCCTGCCCAACTGATTTATCATCATTAATTATATATCGGTATTGTGACTCATCTATAGGGTCAGCATCTACGACTTCATAATCCTCTCTGCTTCCTCCCAGTTCTGAATTATATATATTGTTAAATTCATCCTCTTCTGAAGCTCCTTTAGTAGTAAGATAAGCCGCTATAATATGGTCTGATTTTCTATAAATTATTTTCATATTATCTATCCTATCAACATAAAGTAGAGGCGAACATCTACACCAGAACCATATTTAGTCCATGCAAATCTAATACCATTAGATAAAAGAGAGGGAGTACAATCCATGAAATTACTGGCATTTCTAACTTGAAAACCATAACCATGCTCATTCCAAATATTTGGGTAGGAAGACTGTGATTGCCCATAAATACTTACTCCCCCATTAGTACCACTATCCACCATACCTATTGCCACGGGTTGAGTACCATTCACCAGGGCGAGCATCCATGCAGCTTTAGGCGTAAACCCTGCATCTGTAAAATCTTGGTTACCTGTGCCTGATGATGCTGTCCTAGTAGTTTCATAGGTTTTTGACGTTACACTGCCAGAAGCAGCAGCCCAAGTTAAAGCACCACTACCATTATTTGTTAAAACGGTACTAGCAGAACCTTGAGTAGCAGGAAATGTAAGAGTATGAGTAGTAGTGGTTCCAGCAGCTTGTAAAGCTACATACTGACCACCAGTAGTATCTTGTAGACGTAAATCACCTTGTCCAGTGATATCAACCTGGGTCGCAGTTAAACCCGCAATCCCAGTAATATTATTAGACCCATCAATAAGAACACCACTATCCTGAAGCACTGCTCCAGCTGTGCCGGACCAACGAACTACTGCGGTATTGGTGCTACTAACAGGAGTAGTAAAGACTGGATCATGTGTAATTGCTGTAGGCATTTTAGTCCTCCCATTCCCAAGCATCCCTAAAATAGCGATCAGTGGGTATATCGGTATGCTCAACTATATGATATGGAGTTCCATCAGGTATTGTCTTTGCAATCATACGGGTTAGAAAATCATCATCCGATTCTCCTTCCAGCCTCACCTCTAGAGCATCAAAATAAGGGACTAGAATCCTTACATGACCTAAATCTGAGTCATACCAAACAACACGTTTTGTCATTATTGGTCACCGAAAAGAACAACGCTTATACTGGGGTCACCACTAGATGATGTGGGGTCAGTAGCACTCCCCGAATCATTTACCGCACGTACCCTCAAAGAACCTGCAGCTTTAATACCAGCATCGGCAGAAAGTTGACCGATTATACCAGCAGTAGTAATGTCATTGGATTGAATCGTTACAAACGCGGAATAATTGACCGAACTAAAATCTGTAGCAATCTGAGGTGACCAGTACCCATTACCATCATCTGTGACGCTTCCGATGTTATATGATGACAATCTATTTCCATTCGTTTGAAACTCAACCCACGCCTTTGCCACCCCAGGCGAGTGCTTAATTAGGTCAGGTGGTGCGTAAGTATCTTGATTTGTTTCCGCTTCAATAGCAGATTGAGTAGCTTGGGAAGGACCAAACCCAGTAGCAGTTCCACTATTAGTTATTGTTGCTCCACTATCAATAGTAATAGTAGAACCACTTAATATATTAAAATTATTAGCGGTAAATCTGAAGTCATCAGCCCCACTAATCTTAATATCTATCTGGTCATCAGTATCAGCAGTTATCGAAGTATCGGCATCAACATCTAAAACTAATTCAGTGCCATTAAGGTCCATACTATCCGTGGCACTACTGATAACTTCACCACGGAATGGAAGCATAATCATCTTATTATTAGCTTCCGTTATTACACCGATAGGCTTCGATACCTGTCCCGCTGTAGAAGGTTCTGTAGTTGTGACTGCTCCTGCACTAGAAGCAGACAGATAAACTATATCGCCAGGAGAAGTGCTATCAGGAACCGCAGTAGCTGTAGTTACTTCACCAGCTAAAGTCATCGTAAATGCACTAGAAGATGCTACCGATGTAACAATTCCAACTACTTCAGCATTCGCAGCAGAGTTAGCTTGGGCTGCAGCGTACTGATTAGCACCTGTAACCTTAATAGGCATACCTACTGTAAGACTATGATTAGACTGAGTAACATCTACCGTAACGGCTCCATCACCGACATCTATAGAAGTAGCTACCAATTTACCCGCAATAGTCACAGTCTCAGCAGTAACAGTGATAATATCGGTATCAGCAGCGATACCGATTCGACCATTTCCGCCAGAATCTACCAGGATTGTGGAGTTTCCAAATCCTGTTCCACCTGTGCCATCAAAGATAACTATAGCGTTATCAGTGCTTGCCCCAGGAGTACTTATTGATGGATCATGACTAAGTGCAGAAGGCATTAATTACTCCTTTGGCAGCCCTTCAGGCCATTTATCTTTTAATTGTTCTGGGGTGTCTGTTGTTAAATCAAATGTTTGAGGAATATCTCTTAATTCTTGCTTTTTAGTAGCAATTGCAGCAGCACTGCCGTCATTTGCTTCTAGAGCTTTCATATACTCTACATCTTTTTTAGCAAGTTCTTTATTTCTCATCTCCCGAATTTTATCCATCTGAATTCCACGGGCTTTTTCCATATTTATTTTTATAGGCATTTTATTCCTCCTGTGCTGCCTGAAGAGCTTTGAGTTGTGTTTCTAAACTTTCAATCCTAGCAGTAAATTGGTCTGCCATCTGTATGATAGTCGAGTGATGAAGCATGGAAAGTTGTGTGAAATTTACCATGCCCCTAAGTTGCTTCCTTCCATCTTCACGTTCTTCCCAATGGACAGAATCTTTACCTACAAATCCTAAGTCCTCATAACCGCTAAGGTTATACATCATGTCCTTACCAAAGGTAGTCTTGTAATCAGGAGTCAATGCGCCGTGGATACCCCGCAGAAGTTCTATGTCGTTGTAATCATCGTAAGTTGTCCACTCAACATCTGCATGGGCAGAGCCTTCAACATCCCAGAGAAATCGAGCAGCCGAACCACCGCTGTCAACCTTCTCCAACATAAATATATTGGAGTTGGCAGTAAATGCAGCGAGGGCATTACTGTTATCATGTCGAATTGCTGAAAGTGAATTGTGAGAACTGGCATTGACATTTTTAGCCGTATTGTCTGCGCCAGCATATCCATAGAAGTCTAAGGCACGGGTATTGTTGGTATTTAATCCGTATATTACAAGACCCCCTTTAGTAGGATGGCTTTTTTTGAATATCGCATAATCATCAATTTCCACATCTTGACTTGGGAGAGTGGTGAGGCCAGTATTTACATCGCCACCACTCTTAAAGGATAGAATGTGATTGTCGTTTGTAGTCTGATTGATAGTTATTCCAGCGGTTTGGTTAGCATTAGCAGTATCGTTAATGAACAGGGTTTCTATAACGTTTACCTTTCCATTAAACTTAACATCATTAGTGCCATCGTCAATCGTCCAAACATCTCCTTCTGAACTAGAGCCATCAATGTTCTGAGAGCGGAAGCGGAACTGACCTCCACTGGTATCCATCCATGCTTCATACTGTTGATTATTGGCATCCCCATTACCAGAGCCTTCACGCCAGCGCACGGTTGGGTCACCACTTGAACTTGCGTCAACTTCAATGCTAACAATGGCTGAAACGTTGGTGGCTTCAGAATCTACAGTAAGCACCCCAGAACTGAATGTCAGTCCCGTTTCGCCATTCAATGTATTAGCTGTACCTGAACCTGTAATAACCCTATTATCTGCATTACTATTGATAGTTGTTCCGGCTGCAGCTGCCCAAGTCAGCACACCTGAGCCGTTAGTTTGCAAAAATTCGTCTGCACTTCCGTCGTTTAAGGGTAAAGTGAAGGTATAATTGGCAGCTAAACTAGCGTTAGTCTTAATAGCAATATAGTTTGCGCCTTCATAAAACCGTAATTCCTTCTCATCACCAGTTAAATGAAGATATCCAGTAGCCGTGACGTTATTTAGACCAGTAACGTTATTAGAGCCATCAATAATGACTCCACTATCTAATAATGCGTTTCCACTGGTCCCAGACCACTTAACTACGGCAGTATTTGTACTACTGCCAGGAAAAGTAGCTACAGGATCATGATTTATTGCTGTATTAGCCATTGATTATCCTCTCACAAAAGCTGGTTCCCCATTCCAAATACGTGGAGTGGATAAATATTTGCCAGGTTCTTCTGGTTGTATGTATATCTCAGCTTGCTCTGGTTTAGCATTACCTTCTATTAAATCCTGAATTCTTGCGTATGCAAAATCTGGTAATTTATGAGTTGTCACCAGCCAAGTTAAATGTACTATATGACTTTCTTGAGGACATGTACCTGGCAACCATCGAGCCTCATATTCTTGCCACCCTTCATGCCTAATGTGCATCCGTTCCAGTTCCAATTCTGCTAATTTAGTTGTCCCGCATTCCGCTAAAAACTCGTCCAAATTTAATTCTGTACCATGAACCACAGTCTTATATTCTGGACTAGCTGACGTTTTGGAAATCGTAACGCCATTACCAAAAGACCAGTTCTTTGGAAACCAGTCCCAGGTGATACCGTCCCGAAGGCAGAGGTCACTCATCCGATATTCCACTGGGTAAAGTTCCTCATCCGTACCTGTCGCAAATACTCCTTCCTTGCGGTACTGCACAGCAAAGTCATGTTCCAACTCGCCAAGCATCTCGACTGACTCAATAGCAAGTTGAAGGCCGCCAGCGTGAAGATTATTCTTGGGAAATCCTGCAAAGATGTAAAGCATTAGCTAACCGCCAAAGTATAGACGTGCATTTCGTCGGCGGCTCCAGCAATGGCTGTCGCTTGACAGACCGCTCTAGTCACTACAGCCGTGATGGTCGCTGTAGGCATGTTGTTATCGGCTCTCAGGGACATACCAAGATCGAGGATGGTAGACGATTTTGCCCTGCTGGACATGCGGGTTTTCCCGTCTAGAAAGTTTGCAACTCTTGACCCCATGTGCATCAGGAAGGCACCACTGATGGCTACGGATTGTTCTCCAACCCACAAAAGGTCGCTCTGGTTGTAGGAACTTTCGGCTTCCGATATTACGGTGGTATTTAGTTTTATGCCAAATCCGACGACGCGACCACTGTTTGCAGTCTGCCGGACGGAAGCGGCAGCCCATATATGAGTGGTCGCCGCTATGCTCAGTGAAGATACGGACAAAAGGTCTACAGCCGATGTACTGGTCGTCCCGGCATCAGTGGTCTGACTGCCCTCATGGGCAACGGCACCGCCACCAGCAGCCGCCCAAGCATTATCACCTCTAAGGAACGTAGAACTTGAAGCTGTACCAGTAGCAGATAAGTGAGCAAGATCTACAGCACCCGCAGCTAATTCATCACTATTTACAGCATCGTCAGCAAGGTGAGCATTATCTACTGACCCAGCAACTAATTCAGCACTATCAATAGCATTATTAGCTACTTTCGCATTAGTAACAGCATTATCTGGCAGATCTGTAGCTTGTAATAATTGTCCAGCAGAATTGTATACTTGCCAGGGCATAAATTACTCCTTGGGTAATCCTTCAGGGCACTTATATTGCATATCTAATTACTACGATTCCAGAACCGCCTGTACCTGATTCTCCTTGTACATACCATCCATGAGATGAGCCTCCACCACTACCAGTATTCGTAGCCCCATTGGACTTGTTGCGAAGTCCATTGGCTTCATTACCAAATATCCCTTCGCCCCCACCACCAGAACCACCATTGCCAGCAGCATAGGCTCCGTTAGAAGCACCACCACCGCCACCCGCTCTTATAACTGATGAACCTGTAATTGTGGAAGCAACCCCACTTCCTCCACTTCCTCCGTATCCAGTAGTTGCTCCAGCTTGTCCAACCGAACCAGCCCCGCCACCTCCACCACCTTGATGTGCATTTGATTGTCCAGAACCAGTGCCACCAGCATAGCCTTGACCTGATGTTGCGGCACCACCCGTTTTACCCCAACCACCTCCTCCACCTGAACCACCATTTCGATTTGAGGTTGTGGCATCACCATCATCACCACCTCGTCCACCACCAACAGTGGTTACATCTGTAATATCACTTCCAACAATAGAGGAGACACCGCCAATAGTTGCTACTTGCTGGTTATAATATCCCCCTCTACCACCAGCACCAACAGTAATGGTATAGTCTCTAGCAGTTACAGCAAGGGCAGATTCAGAACTTCCTCCACCACCAGAAGCCTCACTAAGCCATGAAGCACGATAACCCCCCGCACCTCCGCCTCCACCTTGTCCACCACCACCCCCTCCTCCAGCAATGACAAGATAGTCAATGTTAAAAGAAGATGTAGGAGTAAAGGTTCCAGACGAAAGGAATGTATGAATCACATACGTAGTCCCGCTCAATACATGACTTTCTATAATTCCACCAGTAGCTTTTGGTACAGGTGCAGTCACATTAGCCCAAGTTAATCCGCCACCTTCTCCCGACTGTGCTTGAAGAAGATACCCATTTGTTGGAGCATTACTTACATCGAGCTTACCTTCAACGATCGAATCGTCAGCAATAGCTAAACTCTGTAATAATTTTCCATTAGAGTTATATACAGACCAAGGCATTAAGTAATCTCCATCCCATAGATGGTGTATGTGATCGATGTAGCTGCATCTGCCACACCTGACATCGTATCTGAGGCTTCCATGACGATTCCACCACTGAATTCAGCCCATCCACCAGCCTCAATAGTCATCGTAGGCAGAATAGCTTGAGCATCCGCAGTACCATCGTGATAAAGCTTAACAGTCCTGTTAGATCCGGTATTATTTACCAACCTAATATGACCGACAAGGGTTGAAGTACTAGACGGAACGGTATATAAAGTCCCGGTTGAAGATGGTAACTGCCCTTGGGCTAATTTTTTATAAGTTTCTGCCATTATCTATCCGCTCCACGTAAAGTAACCAAACGCTCTAGTACTTACAACAGTAGCTGCACCATTAGCACCCGCATCAGTTACTGTAATTCCATTACCTGCGGTTAAGGTTCGCTCACTAGTTAAACCACTATTAACACTTAGTGTTAAATAAGTAGCATCATTAGGCGCATCAGTCTGAACACCTGTAGATATTATCTCCCCACGATAGTGTAAAAGTACCATCCTAGCATTTTGAGAAGTGACCAACGCTACAGGCTTAGAAACTTGACCAGCCGTACTAGGTTCAGTTGCTGTTAATAGCCCTGCTGTAGCATGAGATAAGAAGAGAACCGTTCCTGCTGCTACGTTAGCTGCTGAAATAGCACCACCTGTAGCAATCTCTCCATTAAGAGTTAAAGTGAAATCATTTCCTGAGACAGAAGTCACTATTCCGACAACTTCTGCATTCGCCGCAGAATCGGCTTGAGCAGTAGCATAAGTATCGTTGCCACTAACCTTTACTGCTTGGCCTACAGATAAACCATGACTAGATTGTGTAACTGCAATCTGGAAATCCCCCGTAATAGCCGCCTGTACAAATGCTGTAGTGGCTATTCTAGTGGAATCATTGCCAGAAGTTTGAGTTACAGCCGTAGCATTTCCAGTAATAGCCGGAGCAGTAAATAAATTCGCTACAGTCATCTCTTTTATCGCACTGGCAGATGAATCATGAATGACGAAAGTATCCGCAGTCGCAGGAGCAGCCCCTAGATCACTAGCATTAGTAATAGCCGTAGTAGTAATACCGTCAGCCAAACTGGCTAATCCACCGACATCACCTAATTCCACTCCCCAGAAGCTGGCACCAGCTAAAGGAGCAGAGCCAAAAGTGATAGTGGACCCAGAAACAGTGAAAGCAGACCCCGGCTCTTGCATAACACCATCAACGGCAATAAGAAGAGTAGCATCTCTAACGACATTCATATTGGATCCACTCTTTTGAAGAGTAAACGCCACTGTACTGGCGTTAAAACCAGAAGAAATGTCGTCTATGATACTAAATGAGCCTGATGTACTTGGTGCTCTTCCTATATAAGGCATTTAATTAGCTCCCTAATCTTTGGTAATCATCTCTAGCCAGTATCATCGTAATCAGTCCGTCCTCTGTGGCTGGCATCGTGGTCACACTGGGGTCAGCCATGATTATCGGGTGGTACTGAGAAATCATCTTCTTCTTGCCACGATTGATTTGGCCCATCAGCGCACCGATAGCCCAGTCTGGAATATCTTGGACGTAAGCCAAGATGCAGTTGGTGTCTGTATCGCTTAGGTCAATGCCTGACGCAAACAGTGTCACCGTCGCATCGCCAGGCACACGGTCTGGCCGCCTGACGGTTTTACCTACCCTAGATGTACCCTCAAACTTAGCGGTGGCGTATGTGTCCAGAGGCACTGGCGGGTCTTGGGCGGCATCCTGTTGAAGCCTCGTCTTGTAGTCGTCACGGGCCATTATCAAGGCGCACATTTCATCGTCACTTGCTGGCAACTCGGTCACGCTGGCATCAGCGAATAGCCGGGGTCGCCACTCAACAAACAAGGCTTCCCGACGGAGCCGGGCCTTTTCCTTTATAGCGGCTAGTAGCCATGCTTCGGGGTCAGACACGATATGCAATAACGATTTATGTTCCGTGTCTGTAATAGCAATGCCATCTGGGAATATAATCATATTCGTTACTAATCTCTAATTAACAAGGTAGCCACTAAAATGAGTTCTATCAGTACCTGCTTGGATATGAGTTACATCACTTCCTTCTCCAGACACTGTTAACTTTAT